GGGGTGTGTGGCGTGTGGTAAAAGTAAGCCCACGATAATCGGGGCGATGAACAGCAAAAAGAAAATGATGGCGGACCGCAGGGGGGTGGTGGGGGGATAAGTCGGCACCACCGGGTCGCGCATCCAGCCGGGTTCACGAGTCTTGCGCCAAGCGTGGTAAAGATAGTCGATCATGGTTGCTCCTTCTTGAATAGCAAAGAAATACCGTCGGTTGCTTGCTGGATTTCTCCCGCCTCAAGGGCATCAGCCACCGCATGCAGAATGGAACGCATCCATTCAGCGCGATGAAGTCCGACCTGAGCAGCAAGAGATGCGTAGCGTTCCAAGTAAGTCGTTTCCTCTCTGTACTTTGTGAACTTTGTTGGTGTCTCCACATTGTGGACCTTGGACACCGGGATGGCGATAGCTTTGTTTGTCATGGTTTCTCCTCTGTGTGGGCATACGGGTATGGTACCATACTGGCGGGGGGTGTGTCAACCCCTGTTCCTCTTGTTCCTCCCGCTCTCCGATCGGGGTCGATACTTTTGGCGTGTGCGGGGCGACGCAACATGGCCAGAAGACCCCCCCGTTACCTTTTCTAGACCCCACCCCCCTAGGGGAGGTCTTCGAGCACTGCACGTGTGCGGGGTCGGACACCATGCACACGCAAGGAGATACGCACGTCCGAGGCCCCGTCGTCCGGCACATGTCGGGGTGTGCGGGGTGTGCATACTTCTCTCTCCTGAGAGAGAGAGAAGAAAAAGGTGGGGTAGGATAGGTAGGTAGGTATCCGAGGACGGCGGACCCGGACGCCATGCCGCACACCGTACGCCATGCACACCCCCTTGCTGGCTATGTGCGCGCACGGGGGTTGTGGCCGGCCGTCCGTGGCCGGTGGTCCGAGGAAGGAGGAAGTCGCTCATCCTCGTTACTCCTTGAACCAGGAATCCGCCAGCGTCCGGCTGACTTTCTCCGACAAAGCTAGCGCTACGCGCTTAGTTTCCTCTTCCCTGTCCTCGTCTCGTTGGAAGGTCGGTGCCCAGTCGGAGTAGCTTGCTTGGGCAAGCAATACTTCCAGTCCGTCGTTGAGGAGTTCGAGTTCCTCAGGTGTAAGCTCAAGTGTGACAGTTTTCATCGTTCGTCTCCTGTGTGTTGGGTGTAAGCCGTCCGTGGCCGGGTGTCCTTAGCTTGCCAGGACTTCCTGTGGGTCGAGGTCGCCGCGCCGGATGGCAGCCCGAATCCGGTTGCCTGCGTTCATTCGGCGTTGCCCCGGGTTGAGACCGGCGTACTTCGTGACGAGGAATCCCGGCTCCAGTTTGAGGACTTTCTCCGCCAACTCCACGACTTCGTCCGGCGTCTTCCCCCGGAGGAAGGTAGCGACTTCGTCGCCGTTGTCCGCCGACTTGTTCCCGGAGTAAGCCACCGTCTTCTCGTAGGCCTTCCGGTAGCGGCTGAGAATCTCGGACATCTGCTTCTTCCCAGTCCGCAGATGCTTGGCCACATCGAGGAGGAAGGCGAGGTCCTCGTTGCTCACTTTCCCCAGCTTGGCGTTGGGCCATACTTGCTGCAGGGCGGCGATGGCTGCTTTGCGGTCGGTCTTGGTCTGCTTGCTCATGGTTGCGTCTCCTGTGTGTGGGTTGCAGGTCTAGTGTAGCACACCGACGAGCGCTTGTCAAGTACCGTTCGTCAGTTGGTGGCCATCCGTGGCCATGGCTTCCTTAGACGTGGCGTACGAGGAGGTAGGTATCGCCGTTGGAATCCTCGTAGACGCGGATCGGGTTCCCGTCCGCCTCGTACTCGCGGGAGAACTCCAACTCCCCGTCTTCCTCGATCCAGTGCTGGATGTAGTCCACCACCGCTTCCTTCGCTTCCTCTTCGCTTCCGTAGATGCCAGACCAGGGGAAGGTCTGGTCCTCGGACACTTGTACGACTGTCCAGATCTGCTTTTCTTTCTTTTCCACGGTCTTTCTCCTGTGTGTTGGTTGTTGGTTGGGTGTCGGGGGCGGTGTGCCCCAGCGACAGGACAAGTGTAGCACAGCCGGGCGCAGGGCGCAAGTGCGAGCCGACGAGCGGTAGTGCTCGGCCGACGAGCGGTAGTCCAACGCGCGCAAGCGCGAGCGGGTGGGCGGGGGCGTGTGCGCGAGCAAGCGTGGGCGCAAGTACGCGGGCGGGAGGACCCGCGAGCAGGGGCGAGGAAGCGTGGGCGGGGGAGGGGGGTACCCCGGCGAAAGCACGGGTCCCTCGCTGCGCGTTAATTCCGTTTTTGCATCGAGAACACCCCATCCTGGATTTTAAATCACAATCGGAGGACCCCGGATCATCACACCCCGACCGTCACCCGTCCTCGCCGATATATCCGTCGCCGCCGGGGAGCCGCTCCCTCGGCCTCCCGCATGCCACCCGGTACATATATACCGGGTCGGACGAGCGCCGCTCCCCGGCCCTCCCCGGCGGCCGGAGATATATATCAACATACTACTATCTACCGCCATCCCTATTTGCTGCTTGACACGGGTTCTCCGGTGTGCTATACTAGAAACATGAACGAATATGCCTCCTTGCTAGCTCCTTTTCCTCCGTTCCTTACGGACGAAGATTTGCTGTATAACCTGGAGGCTCGCCAGATCCAGTTGGATTATCAACTTTTGTCTAATTCCTCAGTCAAGGCCAAACGTCAACTATCGGAGTTCCTGTATCTGTGTCACAGAACGAACCCATCTCTGCTGCCCGGTCTGAACTTACTCGACTAGATCTTGAGCCTCAGGAGGAGGCTTTCGCTATCGAGTATGTTTCAAACGGATTCGATCATCGGGAAGCCGCCCGGAAGTGTGGCTATTCCCCCTCTGCTGGCGTCCGGCTCAAGCGAAAGCCTGCTATTCAGAATCGAATCGCTTCTTTGCTGGCCGAGATGGAAGTTGATTCTATTGTTAATCGGCAGGTAGCGGACACTATTCTTGACCGGCTGGAAGATATTGCTATGGGAGAGGTTCCTGTTGCAATGGTCACCAAGGATGGCGAAGAATTCGAGGCTCGGAAATTCTTTCCAGAACTTGCTATGAAGGTTTATCAGGAACGGGTTCGTCTGCATAAGCTAGTTCAGGAAAACTCCAAGGGATCGGTCAATGTCCAGATAAACATGGGCGACCTTATCGGGGAATCCCCGGCTATTGAAGTTAAAGTGGAGGACCCCGATGGCTGATATATCTCTCCCGTATAACTGGAAAGCCCGACCGCATCAGGTAAACTTCATGCGGGCGATGGCGATAGAGAACAAGAAACGGGCGGTCTGTGTCTGGCATCGACGGGCAGGGAAGGACTCAGCCTCCATCAACTTCACTGCTGTCGAGGCCCACAGGAAGGTCGCAACCTATTGGCATATGCTTCCCACCCAGCGGCAGGGGCGGAAGGTAATTTGGGATGCCATCAATCCTTTCACCGGTCAGAAGGTAATCGACCAGGCATTCCCCCCGGAAATCCGGCAGGCAACCAATAACACAGACATGAAGATAGAGCTAAAGTCCGGCTCTATCTGGCAGGTGGTCGGGTCGGATTCTTTCGACTCCCTTGTGGGATCTAACCCCTTCGGCGTAGTATTCTCCGAGTATTCTATTGCTGACCCTCGGGCGTGGGATTTTATCAGACCTATACTCATGGAAAATGGTGGGTGGGCCATCTTCATCTACACCCCCCGAGGAAAGAACCATGGCTGGGACCTTTACCAGATGGCAAAGGACAACCCCGACTGGTTCTGTGAATTGCTGACCATCGAAGATACTAAACGCGAAGATGGAACACCCATTGTTTCCCGTGCCCAGTTCGAGGAAGAAATCAAGGCTGGCATGGACCCTTTGCTGGCTCAGCAGGAATTTTACTGTTCCTTCGACGCCGGTTTGTTTGGGGCGTACTATACTGAGGAACTCAAACGGGCAAGGTTCGGAGATTTCCCCTGGGACCCGCGCAAACCAGTGCATACGTTCTGGGACCTCGGCCTGCGGGATGCCACAGCTATCTGGTTTCTGCAGGAAGGCAATGATGGGTGGATTAACGTCATTGATTACATGGAAATGGCGAACGTGTCGCTCATCGACTGGTGCAAGATGGTCAATGAGCAGCCATATTCCTACGGGCTGCATGTAGCTCCGCACGACATCAAGCGGAGGGATTACGCCACAGCCACATCATACCTGCAAACGGCAGCAGAACACGGGATATCCTTTGAAATTGCCCCTCAGCTTTCAATCCGGGAGGGGATAGACGCGGTTAAAGCATTCCTCCCCCGTTGCCGGTTTAATATGAAAAATACCTCACGTGGAGTGGACGCGCTTTATAATTATCGTCGGGAATACAACGAGAAATTAAAAGTGTTCCTCGACCGGCCTGTACATGACTGGGCATCGCACGGGGCCGATGCGTTCCGTATTGCTGCTCTCACATTCCCTGAGAATTACCGCTCTCTTTCCGCTGCCCGGCATCGGGTCATTCCGGCCATTCGTAATAGCTCGGGGGTCACCAGACGACAACTTATCAGACATGGGAGGATTAGATAATGGATTCCTTGGAAATTGTAAAACGGTTCGATGCGCTTGATGCACAACGAAAGCCGTTGGAAAGTACGCTCGAAATCATCGAGCGATTTGTTATCCCTTTGCGGTCGGGGTTTTTCCAGGACCTCGGAAGTGAAGGAGAAGTCGATTGGCGATTGCGGGAAATATATGACGGTACCGCAATTGAGGCAAACGAGACTCTGGCGGCTTCTTTGCAGGGTTCCTTGACGCCAATTACCACCCGATGGTTCCATATGCAATATCGTCAGGATGCCTTGAACAAGGACCGAGACGCCATGATGTGGCTTGAACAGGCCTCAGATATTGCTTATCAGGCTCTTTTGGACTCGAACTTCAATCTTGAAGTATCAGAGTTTTATCTGGAGCTTACGTCGTATGGTTCCTCGATATTGTTCGAGGAATGGATGGATGACCCGTATGACCAAGGATTGGATTTCAAGGCCATGCCAACCCGCGACAGTTATTTTGAAGTGGACCATCGGCAGAATTGTCTACGATTTTATCGACGTTACCGTTGGACTCCTTTGCAGATTATCGACAAGTTCGGGGTTGAGAAAGTTCCTTCGACTATTGTTGAGGCCTCGAAGAATCCGTCACAGAATGATGTAAGGGAAGACGTTATCTTCTGCGTATATCTGCGGCCTGACAAGAAGGATAAGCTATACTCGATAAAGCCTCTGGCACCGGAGGAACGCCCGGTTGGGTGGAAATACGTGCTCAAGAAGGATGGCACGACATTTGATGGGGGTAGCTATTATGAAATGCCCGCATTCGTGGCCCGGTGGAGGAAGGTAGCAGGAAGTCAGTTCGGATATTCCCCGGCATTCGTCTGCCTGTCGGATATCCTGACCCTGAATGAACTCAAGCAGGAAATCCTCGAGGCCCTGGGCAAGGTGGTGGACCCAGCGACTCTGGTGACTGAAAGGAACCTCCTATCCGATGTGGACCTTGGCCGAGGCGGTATGACGGTTGTTCGAGACCTCAACGGTATTGGGGCCTACGAATCCAAGGCAAGGTTTGATGTCTCGGAGCTTAAAGTACAGCAACTCCAGCAGGCTATTAACCGAGCATTCCGGGTGGACCAGTTGCAATTAAAAGAATCCCCGGCCATGACGGCGACCGAGGTTCAGGTCCGGTATGAGTTGATGCAACGCCTGATGGGTCCGACCCTTGGTCGTCTGCAGCATGACTTCCTTGACCCGATGCTCAAACGTACGTTCGCTATTCTTATGCGCAATGGGCAGATTCCTATGCCCCCGCCGGTGGTACAGGAAGCTGGAGCGGAACTGGACATCCAGTACACCGGACCTCTGCCAAGGGCACAACGTCAGGATACTTTGATGGCTGTGAACTCCTGGGTAGCTATGATGGCGCAACTTATGCAAGTTTACCCTGAACTGCGCGACATTCCGGACATCGACCGCATCGGTCGTGGAACGGCAGAGCTTGCCGGCATTCCTGCTGATATGCTCCGCTCTGATAAGGAAGTTCGGCAAATCCGTGAAGCCCGGCAGAAGATGGAAGCTATGATGGCTCAAATCCAGGCAGCGCAGGCCGAAGGCGAGGCCATGAAGGCACAGGGCGAAGGAAGACAGGCCATGGCAGAAACCGAAGCCAATAACCCGGAGATTGATAATTATGGACCGCAAGCAGCAGAAGCTTGAAGAAGCAAGGAAGAAGCTATATGCCGAATCCTTGCTATACAAGAACTTGTTCCGTACACCTGATGGGAAAGCCGTATTGGCTGACCTGAAGGTGCGGTTCATGGACCGTGAACTGTCGATTGGCAGTTCTGATGAAATCATCAAGAAAGCGGCACAGCATGATGTCGTTCAATTCATCATCAACATGGTAAACTACGAGGTGAAAAATGGCTGACGAAAACGATTGGAAAGAACAACTGCCGGAGGAACTCCGGGCCGACCCGTCTCTGCAGAATTTCGATTCTATTGACAAATTGGCCAAGTCCTATGTCGAGATGAAATCGTTCCAGGGTAACTCTATCCGAATTCCGGGCGAAGACGCCGGGGAGGAAGACCGGCAGAAGTTCATCGATAAACTTCTGCAACATGCCCCCAATCTGATGCTCAAGCCCGAGAGTCTGGATAATCCGGAGGAATCGCGGGAATTCTGGCGTACGCTGGGTGCTCCGGAAAAACCAGAGGAATACGAGTTCCCGGAACTTTCGGACCAGCCGGAGGGGTTCGAGGTTCCACGTGAAACGGTGGACCGCCTGCGGCAGTATGCCCATGAAATCGGGATGACCAAGGGCCAATTCAAAAAATTCGTCGAGAAAATGACGATGGATGAAGCCAAACGGTTTACCGAGTCCGTCTCCCAATTGCAGGAGAAATGGAATGGTCTCATCAAGGAATGGGGACTCGCGACCGATGAGCGTCTGAAAAAGGCCGCAGATGTAGCAACCAAGCTGGGTGCACCCGATCAGTTGATCGAGTCAATGAAAAACAAGACCCTGGACCCTGATCTGGTTAAATTCATGTACTCGGTAGCGGAAGCCGTGGGCAAGCCGGAAGGCGTGAATTCCACGGATACTCCTACCGGTCCGACCGGGCTTACTCCTGCTGAGGCCCAGGCCAAGATTGATGAAATCTACGCCAACAAGGACCATCCTTTTCATCGTGGCGATGCTGCTGCTCTGAAACGAATGTTGGAACTCGTGGCGGCGGCAAATCCTCAAGCGTCTACCGATGTGAATGACCTTCGAGCCAAAGTAATCGAATTTGGTTCTTGATCGGGTCTGATCGGGCTTGACGGGGAATGCTCGGTGTGCTATACTAGAAACTAGGCGGCGGATGGATCCCTGCGGGTTGCAGCCTCCTGTGTGGTTCAACTGCCATCCGTCGCCTAACCTCTAGGCACAAAGAAGGCTACCGCCTCGTCGATCTTCAAGGTGCCATTGGAATCCAGCAGGTGCTGGGCTACTCCATAAGTTCGTAGAACCTTAACTTAGGAGAGTTTCAATGGCTATCACCATTTCCAATGTCTATATCCAGACATTCGAGAACAACGTTCGCCATCTGGCCCAGCAGTCCCAATCTCGTCTGCGCCGGGTCGTTACCGAACGTAACGTCAATTCCGAAAAGCACAACTGGGAGCGCATCGGCGCGAACCAAGCTCAGTTGAAGTCCGGGCCTCGTCAGGCAACCCCTGAAAACGATTCGTCTTGGAGCCGCCGGGTTTCCCAGGCCGCAACGTACGATATCGGTGATACTTCTGAACAGGAAGACCCTGTTCAGATGCTGGTTGATCCCAACAGCAACATCGTGCGTTCTATCGGTATGGCAATGCGTCGGCAGCAGGACGACGTTATCATCGCCGCCGCAACTGGTGACGCTACCGATGGCGATGGCAATGCTGTTGCTTTCCCTGCCAGTCAAAAGATTGGCGACGGTACGGCCCCCATCAGTTTCGATGTTGTAACTGCAGTGTACGAAAAGTTCATGCAGAACGACATCGACCCGGACGAAGAGAAGTTCATGGTCATTGGGCCGACTCAGCTGCGCAAGCTGCAGCAGCTGACCGAATACACGTCCAGTGATTATGTCAACGTGAAGGCCCTGGCCACCACCGGTTATGTTCCGAACTGGATGGGTTTCAACTGGATTGTTTCGACTCGCCTGTTGAACCCTGCTGCTGGCCAGATTTCCTGCCTCGCACTGACTCGACGGGCCATTGGCCTGCAGATGAACCGTGACATCACGACTCGTGTGCAGGAAGACCCGTCCATCAGCTTCGCATGGCGGATCTACGCCTTCATGACCCTCGGAGCCGTTCGGGTGGAGGATGAACACATCGTTCACGTCCATCTGGCCGACACCCTGTAATCCTGTGTGTGGGATCTTGCCCCCTCTTCGGAGGGGGCCTTTTTAAGGAGAACAACTTATGGCTGAACATATGAATCAAATGCCCGCGAAAACTGGCAAAATTTATGGTTTCATCAAAATGGGCGCAAACACCACCGACAAACGTGCAATTGCCCAACTCCAGAAACAGGGCTACAATGAACATGAAATTCAGGATGCTACCGGCGTTCACTATTCCGTGGTCCGTAGCTTCATGAAAGCAAACGATCCGGATTTCGAGCCGACCGAAGCCCCGGTTACCCCGGACACCAAACACCTGCATGACCGCATCGCTGAACTGGAAGCCAAGCTGGCCGAAAAGGGCCTCGACGAGGAAACTGACGGCGAATACTGATGGCCTCCCCCGTAGACATATGCAATTTGGCTCTGTCCTATCTCGGGGCAGAGCCAATTTCTGCTATTGATGGCACTGATACATCAGGCAATGCCCAGTTGTGTGCTCGTGTCTACCCTATTGCTAAGCGTAATGTCCTAGAAGAGTCTGTATGGACGTTTGCTACTGGCCGAGGAACCTCTGATACTCCCTCTACTGCTTCTCCTGAATATGGGTATGCCTTCGCCCATGATGTACCTCAAAATACATTAAACGTTGTCGAGGTTACTGCGGACAAAAAATCTGGTAAAAATGCCCCTATTGATCTTGATTGGCGTCTTGAAGGGTGGCAGATCCTTTGCGATGCTGAATCGATTGCTTTCAAGTACATCGCCGATGTTGACCCCGCCGATGATGGAACCGAATCTGACCAATTTAGCAATAAATTCGTGACCGCTCTTGCATATCGAATTGCGGCTGAACTGGCCCCCACCATAACGGAGAGTAACACAAAAACCGAACAGATGTGGAACCTGTATTATAAATTGGTACAGGAAGCAAAAACAAGAGACGCCATGCAGGGACGTGGTGATCGATTGCGGAGCAGTGCACTTATAAGGGTGCGCTAATGGCAAAAACCACATACAATCGAGTCAATTTCACAGGGGGCGAAGTTAGCCCCCTGATGGCTAACCGTTCTGATATCCCTCTCCATCAGAATGGACTCCTTACCATGCGTAATATGCGGGCCAATGCTCGAGGTCCCGCAGAGTCACGCGATGGATTTCGATTTATAAAGGAACTTGATAGCACTGCTTATCGGGTAGAATCTGTATCGCGTAGTGATGGTCAAGTTACTATATATGTGTTTTATCACCTTAAGGTTGATATTTTTAACCTTAGCTCCCCTGATAATGTAACCACTATCGATACGCCTTGGGAAGAAAAACATCTCGATGATTTGTATTTTATTCCCCTCCCTGATAATGAAACTATTTATATTTGTCACCCGAATGTACAGACCCAAAAAGTAACAATTATTCCGGGCGATACAGTAACCGATGAATATACCGCAGATGGTAGTTGGACTGTCCCTGCTGGCGTTGACCGGGTGGATTACTGTATAACCGGTGGTGGTGGTGGCGGTGCTGGAAGTGCTAATCCTGTAGCAAGTGGCGGTGGGGGTGGCGGTTCTGGTGCCGTTAAGGGTGTATTATTTGTTGCTGAAAATGATACGATAGGTTTTACTGTTGGCGCTGGTGGCGCTGGAGGTGCCCCGCAAACTGCTGGTGGAAATGGTGGTGACACTGTAATCTCATTAAATGGAACTGAAAAAGATAGATCTTTAGGTGGTAAGGGTGCCCCTACCCCAAATAATAGCCAACCCAATCCCGGCGGTGCTGGTCAGTCAGGAGGCGGAAATGGTGGACAAGGCTATCCATCTCGTCACGGTGGCAATACTAATTTCACATGCTCTGGAAATACTGTAAGTGGCGGACAAACCCCTGTATATAATTCAAATTATACAGGCGGCGGCGGCGGTGCTGGTGGAGTAGGTCGCGGCGGTGATGGCGGTAATTATGGTTCTGCTAATGATCCTTGTAATCCCGGTGTTTATGATGGTAAGCCTGGGGCCATAGGAGGTGGCGGTGGTGGCGGTGCTGGTACGTGTAATGGATTCGATACCAGTAACATATATTATGGCGGTGCTGGCGGTGGCGGTATCGTGCGCCTTACATATATTGCTACTCCCCCCACTATTACTCTTGAACCAGTAACATTTACTGGTGCTCCTGCAGAATGGACCGGTCCTAATTGGCCTTCCTGTGGTATGTTTTACCAAAATCGACTATGGCTGGCTGCAGACCCGGAAAATCCTGAGAAGATTTACGCATCAAAGGTGGGTGCACCTGAAGACTTTACAGAAGGAGCCACTGCTGATGACGGATTCAGAGCATCAATTCAGCGATATGGCCGCATTGAATGGATGAATTATACTCGAGTTGCCATGGTTGGCACTGAGAATTCGGAATATGTAATTACAGCAAGTGATGGTATTCCGAAGCCGGGGGATATTCAGCTTCAACAACAATCTACCTTTGGTTCCGCCTCTTTACAGTCTCATCAGGTAGGCCACAGAATCATGTACATATCTGCTGACCGTAGAAAACTCTATGCGATGCAGTATGATGACAATCAGCTTAATTGGTTGTCCCTTGATATTACATTCCAATCGGAACACATTACTGCCGAACGCATAAAATCTTGGGCATGGGAACAACACCCAAACAACCAGATATGGTTTGTGTTGAATGATGGGACTATGGCATGTCTTACTTACGAACCAAATGCTCAGGTAATGGCCTGGCATCGCCATGATACAGATGGTGTCATTAGATGGATGTCATCCGGTTTTGATGGCGAACGTAGTGTTACGTTCCTTATTGCTGAACGCAATGGGAAGGTATTCCTTGAAAGGACATTCCCTGACATTTTGTTGGATTCTCATGTGGAATCCCTAATTCAAAGTACTACGGATTCAAGCGGCAATACCATTTATTATGCTGATGGGTTTGACCATCTTGATGGAAGAATTGTAGCAGTAGTTGTAGATAAAACGGTCCATCCTGATGTAACCGTGGGAGCCGAATCATCCCCCGGAGAAGGAAATGGTCAGACTGGTAGAATTTATTTACAACACGATGGAGCTATCTGTCTTGCCGGTCTTCGAGTGACCAGTGAAATTGTTACTCTTCCAGTTGATGTCCCATCTAACTTCCAAGCCATGACTGGTAAAATGAAACGGGCCAACAAGATAATGGTATCCATTGCTCGTTCTGGTCTGGTGTCCATTAATGACCATATTCCCACTGGAGAGGGCAATGCTGAGGTAAGACAGCTTAATAATGATTGGAATTACCCATACACCGGAATTATTAAAATGGAAAACATAGGGTGGCATAGGAATCTTACAGTTAAAGTTTCCAATGCTACACCGGCTCCAATCCGTATAGTATCGATCTATATGGAAATGGCACATAATCAAATGTAGGTGCAACATGAGTTTACTTCTTGCAGGATTGGCGGTAACTTCAGGTCTTCTTCAATTGAAGGGGGCCAGTGACGCTCGCCGCGCATCTGAAATAAATGCCGATCAAATTCGCGCCCAATGGCTCGAAGAAATTCGCCGTACGAAGTATAACCAAAAGCGCCAGTATGGATTAGCTCGTGCTATTGCCGGGGCATCTGGATTTGATATGGATAGCGGAGTAATTCAGACCTATCTGGATGAAATGCAAAACGTGTTCCAAAAGGAAATAGACTGGATGTATAGGGCTATGGAAGCCGGGGTAAGTGCCGAGAAGATGCGCGGTCAGGCAGCGTACTGGTCTGGTCTTGGTGGGGCTGTTGGTTCGTTTGCTTCTGCTGTTGGGGCTATGTCCGGTTCATTCAGTAAAACACCTGCTAGCAATGCTCCATCAGGGATTAAGTTTAATCCGAACTTGTTCTCAAGTCCCGGTATGCCGACGTACAACTATTTGAATCCTAATATTTATGTTCCGCTCGGTGCACGAGGTGCTCGATGAAATTGCCTGGAATCAAATATAGCGGAACTCCAAATCTGGCTCAGCTTCCTGTAGAGGCTGAGCTTCAGAAATGGAAGTCTATTGCTGGTGCTGTGGAGGACATCGGCAAGGCTGTTATTGAGATTAAGGCTGGTATCGATGCCACTGAAAGCGCAAAAACAGTGGCTCAATTCCAGACCATGATGGCGGAGGTCAACGCTAATGTTGGGGCGCGTAAATCGTTCTCGGTCGAAGAACTCGACCAATTGGGCATTGAATATCCTGAGAAATATGGGAAAGGAAAGATTGAGACTGTACCTGCATACATCGTCGCGCCCGACGTATATAGAACTCTCACACAAGAAGTGTATGATAAAGCCCTTGAAATCGCAGACCCAAAAACAAAGAATGCAATATCGAAAATCTATGGGCGGATGTATGATAGCGGCATCAAACAAGTAATGGTCAATACCATTTCTGAAGCTGCAAAACAGCAAGAAATGGAAACAAACCAGAATTATCAAATGGCTGTGCGTTCAGGAAATGCCACAGCAGCAAAAATCATAGCGGATACCGCTTTGCAGACTGGTATATGGTCCGCAGAGCAGTACGATAAGAATATGTCCAAGATGCCGGACCAAATAGCTACTGGTGTCTATTTGCGGGCATTGGACGCGAACGAAGACCCTGATACACTTGAAGTGCTTCAAGGGAATGTTACTATTGACCCGGACCTGAGTGTAGAGAGCAAATCAAAACTCATGAATGCTTTTCAGGTTAAAATTAATCGTGTCCAGAAGCAACAAGAAAAAGCACTCAAGGAACAGCGAGATAAACTAAGCCTCGACCAGTTTATTGCTGTTTCGGCTCATATTAATGAAAATGGGCCTATTCCGTGGGACCAGATTGATGTATTCACTCGTGGAATGACAAGGGAAGATGCAAAAGGAATTATGACCCTTAACCGTATAGCATCAACGAAGGGCATAAATAGTGATCCAAAGGTTATGGATGACCTTACTTTGCAGCTTACCCAGATATCGATACCTAAAGAAGGAACTACGGTAGGTGATAGACAGAAAGCATTCCTGGACAATCTGATGCGGGCTGCCGGTATAGACCCAGCTACTGGCGAACAGATTGGTCCGAGTCGAATCTCACACGAAGATTATTTGTCTCTGTGGCAGAAGGCTAAACAGCAGACAGAGTATGTGACCACAAACAAGAATATAGGTATTGTGGTTGATAATATTTATACTACCTTGGTTGGCGCATCAAAGGATATGCTAACCAAGGTATTCGGGTCCGGCGTCGAATACGTATCTGCAGCAGAGGCCGAATATGACCTATATAAAGCGGCCAATGCTACTGGCCCCGGGTTTGACCCATTTAAATGGTGGGACGAGAACAAGAAAAACTATGTAACTCGTGCCTATGAAAAAAATAGGGCCAGATTGACCAAGCATCGTCTGTCGAAGTATTTCATCAAAGATAAAGATGGAATGTACGACATCAAAGGAACTATAGTAAAACTTCGTGAGATGCAGAAGACGAATCCAAAAATCAAGGACGAAGACATTCTGAATGCTGAAAAGACCATGACTCTGCAGAATAATCTGCGCTCTAGTCTATTGGAGAATAAATAATGGCTACCACTGAAGACAAGGTATACGAAACCATAGTCGGCAGGAATCTTGCAGAAGAGCGAGAGGGTTCTGTATTGGCTGAGGTCGAGGCTGAGGAAAATAAAAAGAAAGAAGAAAATCTCCGTGGTCGTCTTCGTTCCGCCATGGATAACATAGGGGACCCGGCCAATGCCCCAGATCCCAATGTGTTTGATTATGAGAAAGAATATCTCAACGGTAATGGTTTGAAGGCAGATAAAGATGGAAATGTTCAGATGAATGTTTCCAATTTTAAGCCTTATAATCTTACCATCGGCGGAATCGATGCGGTTACCGGTGACCCGGTTGCACCTGACCATGTAGGATTCGACCCCATCGCGAGGAAAGCCATTACTGAAATCAATAACTATAAGTTCAATACCAAGAATGGGATTGAACCGTCTGCCATGTCTTCTTTGGCTAAGATCGCTGCAGCTATGCGTAATCAGGGCAAGACATACGACCAATTTATCGCCAATGTTCCCCCGGTGTTCAATGATGCATCAAAGGCCATAGCTTGGAAGGCGGCAGAAAATGCGGCAGACATTGAACAATCCGCCAGTGAAAACTTGACCAATTGGCTATCTGGTCGAGATTTTGATTCCAAGATCAATTCCAGGCTGCGGGAAAAAGGACTTGAACCCGATCAGGTGATCGAGTCAGGTATAACTGAATACGAACAATGGGTGTCTGATAAACTTAGCCATGACATCGCTTCAACTGATGACCTTCGCAACCATGAAGCATGGATGAAGGCCGCAGAAACGTATGCCCGGGCAGTGGACCCTGAACAGGAGTTATGGAAGGACCCCGATAAGCTGTTCAATGAATCTTTGTGGCTGATGTCGCAGGCCCGTTACAATATGACAGCTCTTGCTGTTATCCTGCATGACCTGTCCCAAATCGAAGATCCGGAAGCCCTGAAATCGTTCATTTACATGATGGACCAATATGATGCTGTCGAGGACACATCATGGTCTGATGTTGGTCGTGGCTTTGTGTACACGATTCTGGACCCGGCTAACTGGTTATCTGCTGGTGCTGGGGCTATTGCTACTCGAGCATCTAACTTCGCTGTCAAATCCCAGGTCAAGAATATTATCCTTAAGCTTCTTGCTGGTTCCATTACGTCTGCTGCGGTTGACGCATCTGTTAGTGGTGCTGCTGATGTTGGCCTACAGTCTGCGGAAATAGACGCCGGCAAACGGGAAGAGATTGATTTGTCTCGCACCGGGCAGGTTATGGCTCTGCAGGGAGTTATTTCTGCTGGTATTTCTTTGCCCATCGACGCATTTGCTGATGATTTGATTCGGGGTGCTGGTATTGCCATGCTCAAAAAAGGATGGCATAATATTAAACGGCCCGGACCCCCCGGCCCTGTCCCCGGTGGTCCACGTTCCCAGATTGGTGCCATCGGTAACATTGAGCAATTGAATCCAAGGAATGCGGAACGTGCATTTGGTTTCCGTAGCATTATGCTTGATCGGGTACAAAAGGAGCCTACGTGGCAAGGGAAGAGTTCGATTAAGATATCGAATGTTCGCCAAAAGCTCAAGGAATGGTCGGACCCGCAGAAAGTTCCGATGGCTGAGCGTTTGCAGCGTAAGGAAATCGACTGGTCTGAGGTTGAGATGTTTCTTAACCAATTAGAATCTGGGGGCCGAAAAACTGTCAGCCGTAAAGAATTGGAGCAGTTTATTGAAGAGTCTACTCCTTTGCCAGAGATTTTGCCGGTGGGCACAGGCAATGTATACTCGTCATATGGTTTCAGTAAAAATAACGATATGGGTTATGGCGGGGAACATATGTACGGGTACGGTGAAACTCTTATTGGATGGCGTAATTCTGATATAGGCAACGTGGATAGTTTTCTCAATGCACATTTCAGTGAAATTGTGGAACGTGATACGGTAATTGCTGGCCATCTTCGCGGCCAGTACGGCATGTCCTATGGTAACTCTCCTGCAGTTCTTTACCTTGAGGCTCAGTCAGACATTGCTAAGCATCAAGTAATTACCATTGAACCGCCAACTCTTGACCCTAATGCTATTGCCCACGATACTGTGAGGGTTAGCACGTTTGATGGTGGTTCCGGCAAAAAAACCCGTGTCGGTAAAAAAGTTATAGGCGATAAGATAGCTGCCAAACGTAAAGAAATCACTAATCTCCGTAAAGCTCTGCAACGAGAGATAGCGGGCATCGATTTTAGTTCCGCTAGTCTTGCTGACATTCAGAGGATGGATCCTGATGTAAATTGGCCGCCGAAGGCAAGAGAGTTGTATCAAAAGCTCAATGAAGCTCAATATGAGCTTGAAAATTTAATGGCTGCCAGACGTAACATTGGTATGCATGGCCGCACGTACGATGCTAGTGAAGCTGACCCCCACGCTGTTTCAGGAGCGCCATTTACTCCCTTATCTGGGCGGGACAGGGACTATACGTCTCGTTTCTTGCTGAAGTCCATGATAGTAGACGCCAAGAATAAGGGCAAGCGGTATGTAATGTGGTCTTCTGACCCGTATCAGGTACGCATGATTGAAAGGTGGAACATTTCAGGAAGTAACTACCCGGGCGAAGATGCTATCATTAATTTTTACACCAAGGATCTTCCGAATGCCGCTAAGAAATATAAGATAAAGGTAAATAAGGCAATTCCTGACCAATATAAGGATGGATTGGTATTGGGCCATGATATTAAGATGCGATATACTGATGGCATGGGCAATGGCGTGGACATTGAAGTTAACGATATAAGGGACGTAATGTATGATATGGTTAAGTACCTCACCGAGTCTGGGGTAATTCCTTCTGATGAAATTACGGCATACGCTAATTATGTGAAAATTAGAAATAAAATATATCGCCCATCAGTAGAGAATTTAAAGAAATTAGTGGATATGTATAATGAGGGCAACTTAATTAATCGACGCATTGAGCTTGATATAACCCCTCGACGGTATTCTGATATAGTAGAATATAATAAAAGTATTTATGATGTTGATGAACAAGGCTGTCCTGTAATGTACAACATAACATTCCCAGGAGGAGAAAAAGAAACATTGGCCAGTGCTGATGATGTATTAGGTTCTTTGGAATGGCAGACTGGCGACATGGCATCGGCATATCAAACTAATAATGGCATCAAAATAAGTATGATAGTAGATGAGGAAGCTGACCGTAGGATATCGTTCGGTCCATTTGCTACTGCGAAGGAAGCTATAAATAATGTCGATGTACAAACCGCATTAGCTAACCATTATGGCGTGTATATTGATGTTAATGCCATGCCAGCAGAAGTTAGCAATGAATTCTATGTTATTGACCTTGAAGACCCGGTAATCAAAAAATGGATGGAGAAACTGGGCGGGGTTCCGGCCTATTCTATCGCTCCTGCTGGTGCTGCGGCAGGATACAGCGCTCCGGGTTCATTCGATGACCAGAAAAATAAAGGTGCAGCCCCATGATGAATGATAAGACCAGAGAAGCTTTGCTGGAACGCGAAGCCGGTAAACTTACTATTGGCGCATCTGATCTTGCCAATGTTCAACAACAGGGTAATGCGCCAGAGGCCCCCGTACCTGAGATGCCACAGGGCAACATCCAACTGGCGTCCTTCACCGGAAAGGCTCTTGGTCGTTTATTCAAAAAGGCCCCTGTGGTAATTAAGCAGGAACTTAAGAATGAAACTGAGGAACTTAGTAAGGAAGAAGCTGAAGCTATTCTGCAATCGTACGTGAAGTCCCGGTCCGAGGGCCAACCGGTCGATGCTGATATTACTCGCGTATTGACGGCCGCCGAGACTTCTGATGACCTTTTGCGGATGGCGGAGATTGCGGCTGAATCTGACCCGAAGGTTGCCCGTCGCACATGGGAACAGGTCCAGAAGGAAAGTAATATCCCCAAAGATCTTGAGCCCATATTGACCGGGAAGCAAAAGGGCTTGCTCACGGATAAGCAACTATACGGTCTGCGTACCCTGATGGTTACCGTGGGTGAGAAAACCGTGAATCTGGCCAATCGAATTCACAATGGCGATAGTTCCGCGGCTACACTTGCTGAATTCGAAGCCAACCTTCAATCATTCCTATCTCTGCGGAATCTGGCTAAAGGGAATGCTCGTGAAGTGGCCCGCGCTCTCAACCAGCAAAAAATGATAGTAAAGGCTGTAGACAGCGGGCAAATTGCTGCCCTTAATGACGTCCTTGACCTGCAAAACGGGAAGAAAAACATCTCCGCTATTGCTGAGTCCATTGTCACTGAACAAAAGAAAAATAAGAATGTAATCAAATCCCTGGCAGATGCTGTCGACAAAGGATGGGTGTTGGATGCCCGGCGGGCCATTGTCGAATTGTGGAAGAATAACATCCTGTCTGGCATCGGCACTCACATGACGAACGTAACCACCGTGGCCCTGACCCACGTATGGGAGACGCTCGCCGTTCGTCCGACTGCTGCCGGCATCGGTGCTCTTCGCACCGTATACAAGGAAGACGCCGACCGGGTGTACATGGCAGAAGTCATGGGAGAAATGGCCGGGTCCTATGTCGGGCTTAAAGCCTCTCTTGGTCTGTTCATGGATGCTTTCACTACGAACAGGTCCAAATTCCGTGGCATTGAGAAGGCGGAGTCCCTTGCTGGTGGCGATACTGCTGTGCATAAGACCGCAGAAAATCTGGCCCGAGCCGTAGGTAATGTGACCGGTTCTCAAAAGGCCATGGAAATAACCGGCAAGGTCGGAGGAATAGCCGCCGATTTTGGTACGGCTTCCTTCCGCCTACTGACCGCAGAAGACGACGCCATGCGGGGAGTAGTGTTTACTTCTGAACTCTATGCCCGTGCTGTTCGTCAGGCTTATATGGAAGGTCTTAAGGGCGAGAAAGCTCTTGAGCGGGCAGCTGAACTCGTGGATAATCCCCCAGTGGAAATGTATAATGACGCCATGAAGGAAGCCATGCGTCGTACCTTTACTTCCCCGGACGTTCCAGGAATTATCGGTGAGATTTCCCGGTATTCTCGGGCCATGATGGGTCGGGTACCTGAACTTCAATTTGTAATTCCATTTGTCAACACTCCGGCAAACCTGTTGAATTATGCAAAGGACACGTCCATCCTTGCTGTAGTGTCCCCGCGTCTGTGGCGTGATGTAGCAGAGGGAGGAGCCAAGGCAGATCTTGCCCTAGCTAGAATGGCCCTTGGCACCGGGTTCACAGTGGCCATGTATCAGCTTTACCAGGCTGGTCTTATCTCTGGCCAAGGCCCCACTGATAAGGGGCTACGAGAAGAATTGCAAAAACTTGGATGGCAGCCAGTTTCTATCAAGATTGGCGATAAATGGTATTCCATGCAACGGATGGACCCATTTGCTACTTCCATGTCGGCTATTGCTACATATTTTGACCGGGCCAAATATGCCTCGACCGAAGAAGCAGCACGGGCTTGGATGGCATCTGCATTCTTAGTTGCCGCAGATGTGGCTCTGGATTCCTCATGGTTGAGCAATACGGCTCAACTTATGGACGCCCTCGACGCACCAAAGGCTGCAGATGAATTCATGAGCAGAATTGGGGCTGGATTTGTTCCATATTCTGCTGCCGTACGTACTGCAGAACAAATCCGAGATCCGGTTTACCGGTTAGTCACAAATGACGCCATGTCGCCGAAAAGTCTAATTGACCTTACGGTTGACCGGATGAAGACCAATATCCCATTCCTGTCAGACAAGATGCGACCCAAGCGCTGGTGGGACGGTACTATTGCTGAGCCTGATATGGGTGGATTTGCTTTTGCCTTGTCCCCGGTCAAGGTTACGGAATCTAAGCATGATAAGCCCACGGAAGAGCTTGTAAAGTATGGAATCAGTATTGAACATCCCCGCCCTATATTGAACATGGGTGGAGTTAAAATCTCCCTTATTGACCTTGGTAATGGGTCGGATGCTCTCTATGATATCTATCTTGCCTTTATTGGCAATGGGCGTAAAGAAACGATATCTACAATTATCAACGAATCTGATTACATTGAGGGTCAGCCATTCGTAAAAAGCTATGAGCTACAATTAGGTAGCATTGTTGGCAAGGAAATTGGAGTAGCCAACTTTCTTGACTTCGTAAAGAATAATGCCGATATTCTCATCGAGAAAGGGATCTTAAACCCCGGGATCTTGATGGGAGAAGGTGAAACATTAGACGGTTTCGTTGAACGGTTCATTGATGTTCTTGATGAAGAGATCAGCTTCCATCAGCAAAGGGCATATGAACTCGAAACCGGCATCAAGATACAACATAACATCGTCCCTGAGCGGGAAGGTACGATTCCATTGCCATGATTAATGTGTTTCTGCCACTATCTATCATTTTTCTCGCTGGTTGTGCTATTAATAACCAACCATGTGAGGAAGGAGCACAAGCCACAGTTGAAGTAGGATCGTGGCTTATCATTCGTACTTGTAAGGAGGAAACTAACAATGGCTATACAAGTAAGCGTTCTGTTGAACAGCCCGAAGAAGAGCATCAATGAAGCATTTGCAGATCCTGGTACTACTACCGGTTCTGGTGCCCGCGTAGGCGTTATGCTCATGACCGGCACTGCTGGGCATTTCGATTATCGAAATATTCACGACAATGCCATTAAACAAGCTGTTCGGTATGCTGCAGAACAAATCCATGCCGGCAATTATGATTCGACCAATGCCAAGGTATTTGCTTGTACCATTGGCACGGAGAATTGTCGAGCAGTGGCCACGTCCAATGATGTAGTGGCCGGGGAAGCTGCTGTTGAGGTCCCTATTGGGGTTGCCGGTCGGACACTCGTTCTGGAAGAAGCTGTGCGGGTTGCCCGTCAATACATGCGGGAACGTCTGCCGGACTATACTACCTAAGGTAAGAAACAATGCCTCAAATTAACGACTGCATCGTATCTGTTACTGGCGGACCTACTACCAATGAAGGACTACTAGCTTTTTACAAGGCTAATGGTGCCACCAGCAACAATTTGCAAGACGCTGCTCGAGAATTTCTTCTTGCAAGAGGAGTTCCGAGTGGCCAATTGCAGGACATGTGGCGCAGTTTTTTGTCTGGGTTGGGTATTCCGGACGGGCACCTGAATGACATGCTCTATGAGTATTGGTGCGTAAGAAATGGACCTGTGCCGTAATGAAGAAACCTAAACGCCCACCTCGCCAAGCCCCCGGCAAGGGAACCACAAGGAAAAAGTACGCTTTGAGTGAAATCTTTAACCGGGAGCAATAAAATGAAAAAAGAAAGCCTAGGAGAGAAACAGAGAAGGTTCACCCGTATGATTGCTGATTTAATTAAATTCGCTTATGACAACGGGTACGAGCTTACGTTCGGAGACGCGTATCGTGACCCAAGAGTATTTGGCGAAGTAGGTGAACCAAAAGGCTACGGTCGTAGTCGGTCAAATCACAAGATTCGGCTGGCTGTGGATTTTAATCTTTTCAAGGATGGAAAATACCTCACGTCAACGGAAGACCATCGCCCCCTTGGTGAATACTGGGAAAGTATAGGTGGAAGCTGGGGTGGGCGGTTTAATGATGGTAACCATTACTCACTTGAGCATGAAGGGAGAAGATGACGTGACTGATGAAAATCGCATCCAGCTAATTGAAACTCGCCTAACTGAGCTTGAACGTGATGTTTCAAAGATTTCTTTGCGGCTAGATACTTATGCTGAAAACGCAGAGAATATAGCCAATAAGATTGATGAAATTCGCACAGATGTTAGTGAATTATTGGTCTTGTGGCGTAATGCTAAGGGATTTGGTAATTTCACAAAAGCTCTAGGCAGTTTCGCAAAATGGTTGGCTGGTGTGATAATTGCTGTGGCTGCGGCATGGGGCATACTTAAGAAAGGAGGACTGTAATGATAGAGGCTATATTCCCAATCATTAGCAAAGCGCTAGACCTTATTTTTCCTGACCCGCAAAAAGCAGCAGAAGCAAAAGCTAAACTTCTCACTGCAGAGGCACAGGCCGAATTAAAGCGCACCGCTGAGCAAGTAAAGGTTATCGTAGCGGAGGCACAAAGCGAAGATAAATGGGTACGTAGATGGCGTCCTTCGCTTATGTACATCTTCATGCTCATTTTGCTTAATAATTATATCCTGTATCCCTACCTGTCGTTGTTTTGGCAGGAAGCTCCGGTTCTTGAAATTCCGGACCAGATGTGGAGTCTTTTAATGATTGGTGTTGGCGGCTACACCATCGGCAGAAGTGCTGAAAAAGTCGTCAAAAACCTACCGCGCCGGACGGATTCCGGTTAACCAAGAGGAGAGAAACAATGAAGAAGGCAATTACTGCAATTCTGACGACCCTGGTACTCATCATCGCAGGCCCTGTATCGGCTACCCCGGTCATCACGCCCGCCATTGGCGAGGTCGCTGTTTACGCTGTCGGCATTTTCGGGCCGTACTTCATGAAGGCTTATGAAGAGCCGTCCGCCTGCTGGCACGAACCTGTACGCAAGGTCGAATGGAAGGCCAATCCTGGCTATTTCTTCGAAGTCGCAGGTTGCGATTACGAGGCCAACAAGTCCAAGTACAATCTCAAATAACTAAGGGGGCTATACGCCCCCTTTTTTGGAAGGAAAGACAATGCCTGTTCGCAAAGTAGGAAAAAATTGCTACAAATGGGGCAGTAAGGGAAAGAAATACTGCGGAAAGGGTGCTCGGTCCAAGGCTGCACGTCAAGGCCGGGCTGCCTATGCTAATGGTTATCGTCCGAAGAAGAAATAGTTTCCTCCATCGCTGTTTTTGGCATAAAGTCTATCGCCCCCGGATAAGCGACGTTTATCAGAGCCTCGGTCATCGCTTGCATGTTAAGCGTTGTGTGTAGCTCTGCCATCATGCGCATCTGATTTGCAGCTTTGCAGCGAACGATATCCCTTGCTGCTGCCCCGCGATAGACTTTTACAAATTCATCCTTATATAGCACAGCAATAACCACTCTGCCATTTGCTGCCAGTTCCTTTTCTATCCATTTAACCTGTGTGGGTCGTATGCTTGGCATCCTGCCGGGCCTCCATACCTTGCATTCTATCCAGAACGACATGCCGTGGACGGTGACGTGAAGGTCGGGCACCCCAGGGTTCAGGTCCAGGGACTCTGTGAAGGAAACATGGGCATCTTCATGGAACATAGTATCGAATGCCCGAACGATGTGCATTTGAAATCCTAACTCATCCATCGCAAAACTCCTCGAATTTGCCCATTTCGATTGATTGAATGGTCTTACCCACAGCCTCCTGTAACTGAGGATGGGTAGCTGACATTAGTGCAATTCTGGTATTTAACCGGTCGATAAGTCCATCCATTACCTGTGATGCGTGGCGTCCAATGCCATTGGTGTTAAGCCACCAGTTTGCCTCCAGCAGGTCGGCTATCTTAACCACCGCCCGTTCGAGTTCAGTAAGCAGGGCATCATTCTTACCGTTGTACTTAATGTCCACCTTGCCGGAGTCCTTGGCCGGGGTTGGGATGTCACCGGTCAGTATCTCGTCGAGGTCATGCTCAAATGCGTATTTGATAATCCGCTCGTCATCGATACCAAGGTTCTTTGCGATGTCCCGTGCGATAGCGATAACGTTGAACGTATGCTCAGCAAGGGACTGCCTCTTTACTGTCTTCACGATGGTCCATCTGTGAACGTCCTCAGCTCGCAGAATGTCCTGTATCTCAAGTCTGTTGCTCATTTCCGCCTCCTGTATTCCTCGATTGCTTGAACTCCTGCGGCCATAACGAAGTTCAGTACGTCCGCAATCTCTTCGATGATTGCCATATAACTTCCATTGCCGATAGCTTCACGTAGTTCATGCAGTTCCCTCATTGCGAACTCGATCAGTTGATCGGGGTGTACATCTTCAATATTGCCCTTGTGCTTGTTCATTAGGAGCTTGACACGGGCCATATGGACAATGGCCTCGTAATATTCATCATAATCCTGCATGCTACACCTCCGCGATGTCGTTGATAGTGGGGCCATAGCCAAGGAAACTCAGCCGAGAATTGAACTCATGGGCGATGATATCTACCATAGGAATGAAATCATCTATTTCCTCATTCTTTAGGTAATTTACAAAGTTCAAGAACAGATGGTTTGGCCGATTCATGTGCAGAGCTTCTCGAAACTGAATAATCGAGAAATCGAACACCCGTCGCACTCTGCCGGTCACTGTCGTGGTTTCAGGCTCCACGCCAACTTCGTCCCATGTCATTTCTCGCTGGTCAGGATAGCACCCGCCCGAATTGCCGCCGACTCGAATTGGATAGGTCCGCAAGGTACCAATTACATCATCTAACATCCAGTGCGGAATGGCCATTTCAGCGAGGAAACGGGCAACTGTACAGTCCCTGCTGGTGCAGTATGGATAAAACCGCTCATTGATACCGAGGCTGAATCCCTGTGCGCCTTCAGCAAGGATATGGTTTGCCTCCTGCAGCACACCCTGATAAGCCCGTGGAGTAATTACCTCTATCATATGCCACAGGTCCAGGCCCATATCCACATCCCTTGCTATCACCCTTTTGCTAGGGTCCCGTGCAAGTTTATAAACCATCGCTGCCATAGACCCCTGCTGCGTTGACCCAATGTTCTTAAGTTCATCGGATTCTTGTTCTATTTGCCGGTGTTCCTCCATCAACGGCACTGCGTTCTCATGGATGAATATCGGGACACCGACAAGATATCCAGCTTTCCTGTGCTCCTGTATCTCCTTCTTTAGTTGCTTCGGGTCAAATACTGCCCCCGGCCCAATGAGCACAGCTTTGACGAACGGGGATGCCGCCGCAGATGGCAGAACCTTATTTACGAATTTTCGGCCCTGCTCATCGATAAACGTGTGTCCTGCGTTGGGCATGTTGGCCGACACTACAACATCGGCTTCTTCCCTACGAGCCAAATATCCGGCAATACTTCCCTTGCCGGTCGAGCCATATTGCAGGTCTACTATCATCGTAACTTTTTTACTCCCCATCGATCTCTCCTTCTGTTGGTGCAGGATAATAAGCTGACGGGCCAGCATAGTTTATCGGTGCCCCGTAGCCGTTGGTGTAATAAGGATGCGCTACAATGAACCCACGCTCTTTAAGTTCCTTGTATAGCTTCCTCATCGTATCTTCACTCTCGTGCCAAACTTCAATCTTCATCAATGACTTCATCTTTAATCACCTCGCTGCCCATTTCTCGGTTGAACAATTTGATGCATTCCTCCCGTGACGGGATTAATGCAGCATTTACGAATTTCCCTCCTGGAACTCGCTTTCTTTTAACATCTACTCCCAGCTTCCGCATCGTCTTGCCGAATACGTTATGTGCTACAGGTGTGGTATTTCCTCTGTCCTTGCACCACTCCACGTACGAATTAAACAGATCTGAATTTAACACCGCACTAGGCCAATCATCATTCTTGTTCTCATCCTCAACAAACATGGCGGGGGCTTTAATTATGCCAATTTCTATCGTCTCTTGCCACCACGATTCGACCGAGTCATACCGAGTCGATATTGACATGGCCCTTTGTTCTTCCAGTGCCTCGGTGGACGGTGCCCGGTTTAGTTTATTGGTTATCTTTCGATTCAGCAAGAAATGCAGTAGGGCCTCCAGTCCGCCATTGTTTATTTCTCGCAGAACAGAGTCAAAATATTGGTTATTGCCTATATACCGGTCCGATACCTCAAGCACCAGCCACCTGCGACTGTTCGTGCCGGCAGGAATGACCCATTTATCATTACTGGCTACTATCAGGTGTATCATATTGCGATACGTTACGGCATCCACTCCTTTACGCTCGCCAACCAGCTTATCCTCGGTCACCATTCCTTTAAGTTTGCTGGCTGTCTTCCTGTTCCCACCCCAGGTTATCTCATCCGCGAATACCAGAATCGCATCCAACAAGTGGGCGTTAAAGTTAGATAGCAAATGGTTCTCATCAATTAGATGCAAGAAATGCGGACCAAACAACCGACCAATAGTGTTGGCGAATATTCCCTTGCCGGTTCCTTCCTTGCCTCGCATCACTATTGCTGTTCCCTTCGGTCGGTCAGGTTCTTGCACAAGGTCTGCTAACCAATCAAGGACCCATTCGTAGATATCATTATCCCCATTGCAGATGACATCGCGGATATGATTGAGAAATAATGTGCAATCTCCCTGTCGAGCGTCAACAGTAAATCCACGCCATGTGTTGTAATATCCATCAGGTGCTCCGCTTGGATACATTCCCATTCCTTCGGGGTAGGTTCTACGATTTGGGTGAGCGAGCCAAACATCTGCAATTGATACATGCTTTGCTTTTCCATCTTTAGTTACCACCATTATTTTGCTGTTGGAGTATAAAAGTTTAAATGATTCCTTATCCATAAGATCATATGGCAATTCGAAATCGTTAGCCACTCCATTCTTTTCTCTAATAATGCGAATCTTGCCCCCTACAACCACAATGGCATGAGTTTCGTTCATTTCTGCCACTAGCTGGTCGTATTTGTTTCCTTTTACATCGTCAGGCTTGGGTTCCCATCCGTATTTCTTTGCAATATAAAATAGGGTGCCCATCCGAACTGCGTTATTGGAGTTAAGCTTATCCCACCGAATCTGGCATTCTCCGTTCTTGTATCGTTTTCCGGTCTTGGACCAATTATCCCATATCTCCAGACCTTCTTCGCCGGGGAATCGATACTTTAGGGACATCCCAATCCGTAGCCATTCATCATAGTCAATAAGATCTATAGGAATGGCGGCAAGCATCTGTTCAATTTGTTCCTTGGGAACCGGGGTTTCGATATCGTCTTCGCCCACGTTCTCGTTGCCCCGGCCCCGGTTCGATGGCGGACGCCACGCCACACCCAACCGGTCCATAACCCATTTCGGAATATCGGGTATCGGACCCCCGGCCACCCATCGATATTCGCCGCTATCCACGACAGAGGGCCACGCTACGATGTGGCCTCGGCACGTGTTCTCTTCTCCTCCTCGCGTATCGATGCCAGGCCCGATTTTTCCGGTCGTACATGATGCGTTTTCCTGCCAGTTAAACAGGTAATGCTTCCCACCTCCGGGTGTCTCCTGTACTGGACCCGCAGGAAGGTCACCATATTCCTGCTGGAGTTGGGCTAAAGTTTTGAATCCGTCAATCTCCCCATGCTTGTCTACATCAATAGCAAATGCCCCGCCAGTACATCCGCAGGCAATGCCAATGTTCCAGCCCTTGAATCTTCCGTTGTCTGGGTGGAACCATTTATCAATAGTCTTGATGTTACTGGATGCGTGGCCATAGTTAACTCCATGCGCTCGGCCCGGCAATTGTTTCGTGTTCGGCAATAAAGGAACAACCCGCCAGCCCAAACTTCCATAGTATCTTGCGGCCAGCCATACTTTAACTTCCCTGCTAGAGTTTTGGTTAATCTCCCTTATTCTGCCGATGTCGAAAACTTTTGATTCTTGGTAAGCTTCCATTAGCTTCCCCTCACTGCTTCCCACCAATTTCTACCAATACCACTGAGTTCAAGAATCAGTGGCACCCTGAATGGATTTGTCTCCTCGACAACCCTTTTTACTTTTTTAAATACCTCCTGTTCCCTGCCCTTCTCGATGGACATTGAATACGAATCGTGCGTGTTCAATGTTAGAAAACCTGAATCTCCCAGCGCTGTTTCAATTAGCTTCCAGTGTTCCTTGTTTCGGTCTGCTGCTGTGGCCTGAATCAAGATGCCGGATGCCTTATAACTCAGGCGTTTGTTTGGGAACCGGAGTCTACGACCTCTGTACGTAAACAGATATCCACGACTCTCGGCCTTCATCTTGCATTTTTCGGCCAGTTCCCGTACTCCCGGTAAGCGGCGGTGATAAAGTTCTATCACCTTCTTTGCTTCTGGCCCAGGCTTGCGATAGGTGACCTCCTCCCCGGTCCGAGTGGTGAATGTCTCCCACGTCCACGGCATCCCCATCTTTGCAGCAATAGCACCATCCCCAGAATTAAAAATCATCGAAAGGTTAAGCTGTTTCGCATTCGGCTGCCCCGAATATTCTGCGTTCCGAACAAGTCCAGTAATGTCTGACACGAACTGGTGAAAATCAATTTCCGGATTTTCTTTGTACGCTGCAATAACCTGTGGGTTGTTGATAAGATGCGCGAATACTCGTACTTCGAACGAGGCCATATCCGCATCAACCCACCTGCAGCCATCTTCCGGAAGAAAACAAGGTTTGACGATAGCGGCAACCTTTTTATTTCGAGACGGGATCTGCTGCATCGCAGGGTCCGTGTACGATAACCGGCCAGTGCCCGTGCCGCCGAATTCGCTTTTCGACTGGTTGATGTTCGGATAGACCCGTCCATTGATTGCATGTTCAAGGACGTGTTTTGCGAGGAAGGTATCTCGTGTTTTAATGAGCGAACGAATAGAAAGTATAAGTGGCGCGGCAGGATGGGACATTTCTCTAAGGTACTCAGCAGATATTGATGGCTGACCCTTCTTTGTCGTACCGACGACCGTACCATCGTTTGCAATCCACCCGACCCCTTCCTTGTACGTGGGACTGAAGATTTCACGTATTTGAGGGGTCGAGTTAACGTTAATATCGCGTCCAGCAACGGCATTTAATTTCTCCTGTTCCTGTTCAATGATGGGCGTGAGTTCTTCCATCGCCTGTTCTGCGTAATCCAAGTCTACCCGGATTCCCCGTGTCTCTGTTCTGCAGAACGTTGGAATCAGGGAGCGTTCAAAGTCCACGATATCTTGTATTCCCTGCCGTTCGATTTCTTCTTCTTGCCATTCCCACAGTCGCAGGGTCAGCAGAGCGTCTTGATTACAATACTTAGCGACCACCTCGACAGGAGCTATCGGAAGGTTGCGTATCTGCACATTCTTGGTGGGTAGACCACCAAAGATATCGGCAAGTTCTTGCCAGATGTCTGACTCCTTACGCATACCCAGATACTTTTCACCCAAACGGTCCAATTCATAGGACCGCTCGTGCTCGTTTATCAATGTAGCCCGAATTACCGTATCATCCAGCAAGTGGAGGGGTAGTTCTCCTCCTGCTGCTTTGAACATGCGATAATCGAATGATGCGTTGTGTGTGATAATTCTCCCGTTCCAGTGTTTTACCAATTCGATCAGGTGATCGAGTGCCTTAGGTTCCCTGCGTATGTCGTGATAAGATACCTGTCCATCCGGTGCGGCTATTGAAAACCCGAATGCCCGGTCCCTTGGGTAATGAAGTCCTGTTGTCTCAGTATCAAATCCGATATAGGGATATTTACTGATGTCAAGCATTAGAATGGTACGTCGTTGTCAAAGTCCGCAGCAGGTGCCGCTTCCTGCTTTTGTTCTTTGACTCCGCCCAGTGCAAGGGTCATGTATTTCTCGCCCTTGACTGATTCGTTAATCCATGCTGACAGCCAGTAATCATTGCCGTCCTCGCCGTACCATGTGCCAGTATAGTGAGGGTGCCGGTCAGTCTTCCGACGTTGATTCTTGAAAAGGACGCCCGTTCCGGGCTTGCGTTCATATGCCATAACAGTCTGCCTCTACAGTTAAAAAGATGGGCCATCCTTGGCCCGAAGGGTGGGAGTTGTTAGAACTCGTCTTCCTCGGTAACCTCTTCGTCGGACACAGGAGAAACCGACTCATAGGCCACCTTTTTGTCGGAAGACGAGATTGACTCGTACATCCGCTCGCCGAGCTTGTACAGTTCTTCCGTGACATAACCCAGCTGGCGAATCTTAAAGTTGTAGTAGGTCTGCCCCTGCTTGTTCTGGTCCTCAACAGCAGAGAGTTCATAGACCCGGCTGAACCGGTCGCCTCCGGCCATCTTGACCAGCGTGTTGAGTTGCCGGCTGATCTTCATCTTGGACTTGGACATCGAAACCACGACCTCCTCCGGACCTTCGGGACCGATGACGATACCGAAGTGGTTGGCGTGGTCCACGATTTCGTACATCGGGTATTCGTTGCCCTTGCTGTCGGTGTAGGTCTGCTTGTCCAGGCCCTCGGAGCGGAAGAAATCTTCGGCCTCTTCCTTGGTAGCAAAGACACCAACCAGACCGCCGCCCGCATCCTGTGCCTTCCAAATCAACCACTCCTTGCGGAAGTAGACCGGGATGAATTGCACAGATTCGCCGTACAGAGTACCGGTCACCGTGTTGAACAACATACCGGAATCCGCGCCCTCGATGTAGGCCGGGTCGTTCTTCTTACGCTGCGGGGACAGGTCCTGAATCACGTCCACTCGCGGCAGGGCGAGGTCCTCTACGGACACGTTCTCCTGTCCACGGGCGGACTCTGCAGGGAGCCAGTCCGGTCGCTCTTTGGTGAATGCCAGTTCCTGCTCTTTCTTCTTTGCCATTGCTTTTGTCATCGTTGGTTCTCCTCTCTTTATGCTTTGGTTATGGTCGCCATCGTGTAGGGCGACACGACAAACAGATCTTCCGGCAATTCGACGCCGTGTTCGATCTGCTCCTTGGCCCATGCCTTCAGGGTCGAAGGCTGCACGTATGGTGTCACGAGGGACGCATACCCGTGTTCCTTCAACCATTCATAGGCAAGGGGTTTGGAGTCGGCGGGGATGGAGACATAAAGCTCGGGTCGCAGGGAAACGCGACCGATGCCCTTGAGTGTGAGGTTCTGGATACCCTCATCCTCCATCCTCTCGGGAAGCAAGGACTTTCGGATCAAATCGAACTCCTTCTGCATGGAAGTCTTCTCCTTGCTGAGTTCGTCAATCCGGTCCTTGAGTTGACGCATGCGGAGGGCCAGGGCCTTGACGCCCAAACTCTCCAACTCTTCTTTGCCCATGGTTTCCATGGTTGTGCCTCCTGTGTATGTCTCGAACCTATAGTATACCACACCGGACGTCTGGCGTCAAGATCGATCAGATCGATCTAAGTCTCTTCATTTCCTCGATGACCGATTCTGCTACGTTTCGCTTATGGGCCAGTGCATCATAGATTTGCTTATCTATCTTGTGATTCATGACAATGTCCACATACAGGATGGACTTGGCCTTCTGGTGCGAGGAGGAAGTCCGCATTTCTGCTTGCTTGCGGTCGTCATAGCTGAACGAGCAGGAATAGAAGATATGGACCGACGCCGTAGCAAGCTCAACTCCTCTGGCCGATGCCTGCTGAGTGGCTACCCAGAACCGGGGACCGGCAGGGTCCATGAATCTTCGCTGCGCGGATTCCCGCTCCTCGTCGGACATCCCGCCCTTGAACACGATATAATCCCCACGTCCGAGGTCATGCAAATGGTCCGCTATACGGTCGATTTCAGGTATAAATCTTGCCCAGATGATAACCTTCTGGTCGTCGGGCAGAGTCTCGATTACGCCCTTTAATGCTTCCAGCTTGGGCGTGATAGCAGCAATTGGGCGGGTCTTCCATATCTTCCGTCCCTTGTCGTCCCTTCCTTCCTCGTATGGGAAGTTTCCCCCCACTATCTGCTGATAACGGGTCATGCGCTCCAGTACAGTTTCAACCACCAGTTCCTCATCCTCATAGACTGTCGCCATTTCATAAGGGTCACCCAGTTCCTCCAGCATCTTCTTCTGCTCCTTGCTGGGTTCTACTACCAGTGTCTCCCTTACCTCATCCGGAATGCCGGTGGCTTCCTCGGTCGATATTTGGTAGGTGTAGGGCATCACTTTCCGCAGGAGCTTGTCCACATTCCGATATCCGACAATTTTATCGGCAAACTTTCCTCTGCCAATGGGCACCGACTCTGTGATACAGTATTCCCGTTTAAAGGTAAAGAATGATTTCTCACCGATTATCTGCCAATTAAGGAACCGGTACTGTGAGTACAGGTCCTCTATTCCCTGCGTCAGGGGCGTACCGGTCAGAATCAGTCGATATCTGGACTCGTCGCCCGCGTCATAGCAAATGGCGGTACGGGTCTTCTTCCTTCCTTTGGTCAGTATCTTCGGATTTTTGATGCAGGTGGACTCGTCGATAGTGGTCAGGCATTTACCAGATTGGGCAAACTCTACCACCAGTTCACGGGCTATTCCGTTTGCGAGCGACTCGATACCGACCACCAGAATCTGCAACCGGTCGTGGTTTTTCATCATCCGTTTAACCTTGAGAGCATCACCGGCAGAATACAACAGTATGTCGTACTCCACAGCAGGCGACATGTGTTCCTCTATCTGAATCTTCCACGTGGACTTGATGGCTCCGGGGAAGAGGATAATAAGCCACCGGTCGATGTCTCCTTGCAGGCAATACTGACCAGCAAGAGATATGTTGACGAAGCTCTTACCGGTCCGCATTTCCATGAACAGCGCGAACTCCCGCATGCCATATGCCTTGTCCAGGGCGTCCCACTGGTAGGGCCGGGGCTGAGTCTTGAATGGATAGTCGCGGGGGAACTTCATTATCTCCCTGCTACGCTTTTCTCTGTAGATGGCCTGTGCCGTCTCCCAGGCTTCTTCCGTGAATTCCTCTCGTTCGAAGTGCTCCAGCAAATAGAGGGTAGAAGCTTCGTTCGCGTTCACCCTCCATAGCTTGGAGTTGTTGTCCCATCGGACGCCGGGTGTTTCCTTCGCCCGGAACCGGTCATGATATGGAATGCGGATGTAATATCCGCCATTTGCTCGTCCCACCTCAGCGCTCATCTTTTACCCTCCACTCCATGATGGAATAATATATCCCATCTCGCTTGATATCGATACCATGGTCACCGGCAAACTTTTCCAATATACGCGACATCGTAGGATATAGATGTCTTGGGTGTTCATGCACAACACTGTCCCATTTATCTACTCCTGTTATTAGATATTTAATGCCATCAACATGAATTAGTTTACCGTGCACAGTACCAATAATAGGAGCAGTGGACATAGTAAATGCTATGTACATCGGGGCGGGGTGACCAAACATAGTTTCAATGAAATCTATACATATCCCCGGTAATATTCCTTCAATCTTGTACGATCTGGGGCTTTTTTCCATTATCACTCGTTTCACTATTTCAGTCATCATTTTTCCCTCTTACTATGTTAGGGGTAAAACGAGGATTGGTATATAATTCTTGTTTTTCTTCCCCTAGTATTCCACCGAGAGCCTCATACAGTATCTTGGCTTTTTCCATGCTCCCCTCGAACAGCAGTTTCCCATCCTTATCGTCGTATATTTCGATTTTGATATGCAATTTTTCAACCATTGTCCCAGTCCTCGTATTCTTCAATTCTTTTACGGATATCAGCGATGGTACCGTAATCCATACGCCTACCAAAGAATGGAGTAACCTCGAACATATGCCAGTCATCTGAGAATCCTCCATCGCGGATAGCTTTCACTGCAAGCTCGATAGTGGGGAAAACGGCCACCGGGTGACGAACATTGAACGGTCGTATCTCGAATTTGCTCCTCATATTAATCACCTTCGACCAGAATAATCAGGATGATGACTGTGATGACAGTCACTCCTGTTGCGATTGCAGCAATACCTACCGATTCCCGATGGTCATGGGCAGCAAAGCGCATGAGGGAATAATAGATAAACATGATGAAGAACAGAATACCCAGGGATTTCAGCATTAAGATGCTCATTGGTTGTCCTCCAGTTCACGGATTTCAGTCTGGTCAATAAATATGACGTTGCCGTCTCGCAGAGGAGAGTCGGATTCGACCTCGATTCTGACATCTTGCCCGTTGACCGAGGCTATGGCACGTGCAAGGGCCATCATCTGTGTGGACGGGTCGATGGTAAAGGCAATGCGATACTTGTCAAACATGTTTATGCTCCTGTGTGATATGGATTCCCCGTAACCCCCAGCAACATGCCGGGGGACGGGGTTTTCCGGGTTAGCGACCGCTTACGCGGCCTTTTCGCCAGCGTCGGCCTCCTTCTTTTTGGCGCGTTCGGCCTTGGCCTTCTCCTCCTCCTTGATACGACGCTCCAGTTCCTTGCGGAACGGGGCGGCAGCCTTCTGCAGAGCTTCCAGACCCGGCATCGGGGGCTTCTTGCCTTCGGCCTCGGCCTTGGCAACCTCCTCGTCACGCTTGCGTACCCAGGTCCGGATCTTGTTGCCGAGGTTCATGCGTTGCATGCCGATGTTGAGGGGCTTGTACAGTTCACGCAGTTCGTCCACACTCTCCGCCGTCTTGCCCTTGGCCTTCGTGGGGTAGAAGCCCTTGAGCTTCTCGGTGATAGCGTAGATGTCCTCGGCAGAGAGGCCTTCCAGCGTCTGTGCAACGTCGTCGCCGTTGTTCAGGCTGGTCTTGCCGGCAGGGGAGCGACCCTTCTGGTACTTGGTGCGGTCCACCTTTACCAACGGCTCATGGTCTTCGGTCTGGGCTTGGGTTTCATTTTTGTCACTCATGGTCTTTCTCCTTTAGGTTGAATAAAGCAACACCAGTGTATGAGTTGCTGGGGGTGGTGCGGACCGGACGCACGACATAACCGCCATGCACCAGTCCGCGATGCTCTTGAGACGGAACCCAACCATCGTGCATCATTCGCCGTAGAACAGCAAACACCTGCTCGCTGCTCGGGAACCAATGAATGTTGATGGGCTGGATCATGTCCGTCTCCTATATCGTAGAGGGAGTATAGCACATCTCCGGTCATCCGTCAAGATATGTTCCCCCGATCAGCTGATCGAGCTAATTGATGATATCGTTAGTGCTTATGATCCTGCTCATTAGATCCTTTATGTTCATTGTTTCCTGCTTTTTAATCGCCTTTTCAGCTATCGTCTGCAGGATACGAATATCATAAGCATCTAACATTGAGGCCAGCATCAACATAACCAACAAAGAATCGACAGGGCTTTTGGTACCCTCAATTAATTTATCGCCGTTGTTGGTGCCAATTATTATTGCCTTTAATTTTGGATTGAAGACAATGTGCATGGAGTTGTTTAATTTCTCACTATTAATGAGAATAGCTTGTATCTCCTCATTGACTTCACTTAGCCATTTTTTTACTTTTTCTTCAGAAGCGTTAGCATCAAATGTATAAATTACGCTCATTTGTCTTCTCCTGTGTGTGGGTTAGGTTTAACTACTATCAGCTTGGGTACAAGGGTAAGATTCGGTATTCTCACTCCGCACCCGTCGTATACTCCCCACACTCCGTTTTCTTCGTCGGGCAGGAAGTAATACCCATACTCTTTACCGTCGGGCTGCATTACGGCAATAGAGTTGGGATGGCCCTTGAGGTCAAGGAATCTCCATTCACGATTACTTATCGTTCGATGAGTTTCAGGAGTCGGGTATCTCATTCATTACTATCCCCTACCGCAGAAAACCATGATATCCTCTTAAAATCCCGAATGTGGACATGGCCACACCGGGGACAAAGGTAATTATACTTCGCCTCTCTATATGAAATGTCGGACAGGACGTAACCACAATCAGTACATTCCCATGCTTTCATTTCTATCATGTCATTTTTCATTGGTTTCTCCTATGTTGAGGTTAAGCCGTCCATGGCTGGGATTTCAGTCTTCCTGTTTTGCCACTTCCCGTCCCAGCAAATAGGCGCGGGCGGCGACGGACAGCAGGGCGGGGCGAAGTTCCTCCGGCACCTTGTGCTCGATGGCGATGGCCTCGACGATGTCCTTCAATCGCGAGTTCGCTTCCTCGTGCATCCGGGCTGCTGGAGATTCCTTGGGCTTGATAGGTTCCGTGGAACCAGCAGGGGAGGATTCCTTGGCTGCCTTGGCGGCTTCCCTCTCCTGCTTCTTCCGTAGGGCTTTCTCGGCGAGTTCCTCTCGCTTGGACTTCGCGGGTGGGGGTTCCTCTGCCTTCTTGCGGGCCTGCTCCAGGGTCATTTCCCCTCGCTTCACAGCCTCGGCAAGCTCAGGATGCTCGCGTTCGAGCTTCTTGTATCGCCTGACTGTGGCTTCGCCCACGCCCACCTTCTTTGCAGCTTCGGGCTGAGTGATGTCGGTGGGGGAATGGGCATTCTGCCCCGGCTGAAGACCAGCAAGGGAGGCAGCGAGTGCCGCTTTCTGGCCGGTGGTCAGGTGTCGCCGAGCGAGGTTGCGGGCGGTCACGAATGCCAGAGGGTCTTCACCCACGTACTCTACAAAGGATGGGGTGACTTTGGCATCCATCGCCGCTAGATAGCGGTTCCTTCCATCCAGAATCTGGAATTCCTTGTCGGGGGAATCCTCGTCGGCGACATCAATCAACACGATGGGGTCCGAGGAATGGTAGCCCTGCTCGTGCATGGACTTCACCAACTCCTGATAGTCTTCCTCTGCGGAGGGCGGGAACACCTCGCAAAGGGGGTGGAGTTGGAGGTCGTGCCATCGATCAAGGTCTATGACCGGGTTTAATGTGTGCTTGCTCATGTTGCCTCCTGTGTATGCCCGCATAGGGGCGATGGGACTAGTGTACCACAGCCGGGGGACGCTGTCAACCCCTGTTACTCGATGGGGGTCGGGGGGCGAGGAATGGCAGTAATGGCGGCGGGCTTAAAATAGTCCCGGACCCATTCATCCACTTCATCCGGGATTTCCTCATGTTTCTCCAGGAACTCCCGGGCGATGGGCAAGATGAAGTGTTCCTCGTTGGGCTGATTGGCTGTCTCCAGCAAGAAATCAGCAATGGCCTCGTTGGCTTCCTCAGGGGTCATGTCGTTGACAGATTCCCGCAGGTCCTCAGCTCGCCAGTAAGCTAGCATGTAGGTGAGTTGGTTCAGGGGCGGATGATAACCGATGACGGATTCGACGACGGAACCCACCCGATTGAGGGTACGTTGGTAGGCGATGGGTTTCTTGCTCATGATTGCCTCCTGTGTGTGTGGCGTGTGGTCAAAGTAAGCCCACGATAATCGGGGCGATGAACAGCAAAAAGAAAATGATGGCGGACCGCAGGGGGGTGGTGGGGGGATAAGTCGGCACCACCGGGTCGCGCATCCAGCCGGGTTCACGAGTCTTGC